AGTTTGCGGCATGCCGTCGGTAGAATGTTGATTAACTCATTCAAATTTTGTGTATGTTTCGTGTACTCACCCCGATGCACCAAGGAGCCGGGAACCCGTTGTGGGATTGCGTCTCTAAAAATTTCCTATAAGAAGTAACAAATCATGTTACAAACCAAGTAACATTCATGGACTGGTACAACATAACCGACCTGGAGAATGATCGACTCTTATCTGCCATAGATCACGCCGAAGATGCAGCAATGAAACTGCATGTCTTCCGCACCGGCCTAATCCCCGACCACCTACGCAAATACCAGCAAGCTGGCAATATGGCCTTCGACATTCTATCGGAACGCGAGATGCAAGTGTTCTCATGTCGATTGATCGGCCAGACATTCCCACAAATAGCGGAAGCTCTGGAAATCAGTGTAAGCAGCGTAAAAACCTACTGGAGAAGGGCCATAACCAAGTGTCGGTGTAATCTTGACAAGTATATGTGATGGCAGACCTTGTGAAGTTCATAAGTCCTGACCCTGACAAAATACAGATGTTGGCATCCTTTGGTTGCTCGATTACCGAGATAGCCAAGTATTTTAGGATTGACGAAAGTACAGTCCGTAAGAAATACAAGGATGAATTAGAAACTGGCCGCGAGTCGCTGAAGGTGAAACTACGCCAGTTACAATGGGACCATGCCGCCAGGGGCAATACTGCCCTTTTGATATGGCTTGGTAAACAATATCTTGGCCAGACAGACCGAAAGGAGATAGACCTTATTGGTAATCTGGAGTCGGTGTTAAAGGAGTGCGGTTTTGAGGACAGTCCGATAGACGCGGAGTATAGTGTTGAAGAAGAAGATACTGAACAAGCAGAAGCTGTGGGATCTAGTAGGCTACCGGCCCACAAAGATTCAGCGTGACGTACATGACAGTCACTGTCGTTTCCGCGTAAATATTTCTGGGAGACGTAGTGGGAAGTCACTGGCAGCGGCCAAAGAAGCTCTGCCATATATTTTATCACCCGGCTCGCGTGGCTGGGTGGTCAGTCGCAACTATGAGTTATGCGACAAGATTGGTCGGATTATTAAAGAAGATATATTCTTTAAGTTAAAATTACCGCCAGTAAGTAAGAAAGAGATCAATGGTCAGATATACTATTTTAAGCTCGCAGGATTAAACAGCGAAGTGTGGATCAAAAGCGCGGATAATCCAGATTCTCTTGTGGGGGAGGGGAAAACTTGCCCCCTGGCTTTTTGCTGGGGGGCAAGTTTTCTTACAACATGGTTTAGATTGGTTAATTATAGATGAAGCAGCGACACTTCCAAGTTCATTAATATGGGAACAGTACCTACGGCCTACACTGGCAGATCGTAATGGCTGGGCCTTATTTACGAGTACGCCGAGATCTTTCAACTGGCTGTACGACCTATATTCCCGTGGCCAGGACGATAATTTCCCGGATTGGGACTCCTGGCAGCACTCCAGCATGGAATCACCATACTTCAAAGATGATATAGAAGAACTAAAGAGGACATTAACACATGAAACAATACGCCAGGAATTTTTTTCTGATTTTATTTCGTTTGCCGGAAAGGTCTATCCAATGGACCGCACCAGGCATGTTGACCAGAACCTCAAGTACAACCCCGATCTTCCAGTATTCTGTGGGATCGATTGGGGTTACAGGGAACCAGGGGTTCTGTGGATGCAATACAAAAAAACAGAGTCAGGTCTTGGTCACATATATATAATTGATGAGATCTGCCATAAGCAAAATGTTAAAACAGACAGACTCGCTGATATGATCAAAGCCAAAGGGTACCCAGTAGCCGCCTATTATTGTGATCCAGCCGGTTCCGGGACCCAATCTCAAAGTGGCATGAGTGAAATAGCGCAATTCAAGAAAAAAGGAATTTATGTACGCTACACCTTTGATCGCATAGCCAGGAACATCGCCAACGGCGTAAATCATGTCAGACAATTCTTTGAAGACGCGAACGGCATGCACCATCTTTCTATCGCCCCAAACTGTAAAGGTTTTATATCAGCAGCAGAAAATTATCGCTATCCAGACAAAAAGGTAGACCAGCATTTAAAAGAGATTCCTCTTAAGGATGGTGTCAACGATCATATTATGGACGCTTTTCGGTATCTCATGGTCAACCTTATCCCTATTAAACAGAGACACGCAGGAACTATACCATGGTAACAATCCCAGATCTATCACAAAGCGCAATCCTTTCGTCATTGCGAGAAGCATTAAATAATATTGAGAATCAGCGCGTAAAAGAACGCGAGTATATGCTTGATTTCTATGAAGGAATCAACATGGACCGTTATGTCAAAAAGTTCTTTGGCAGTGAGTCTTTGAACCAGGTTCCGATTTTTACACAGAACTTGACTAGAAGAATCTGCAAGGTTAGATCGATGACATATAAGCGACCTCCTAAAATGTCGGTTGACAAGCGGTATTTAGATTTTATAGATATAGAAGATTTGAATTCATCGCGCCGTCAACTTGAACAGTTGACATTTTTATTAGGTACCATGGCCATGCGCAGCCGGTGGAGTGATCGCGAACAAAAGATAAAATATGATTTGGTTCCATTTTTTGAACCTCTATTCCTTCCCGGAGAAAAAGACGCGATAGGGGTAATTTTTGCAATCGAGAACCACGGCATGACCAGAATGGAAAAACCCTGGCATGCAGTATGGACCGAAGACCGCCCTGGAGTAAAAGGACAGCACTTCCTTATTGATCAGAATGGTACCAAGCAAAGTGTAAACCCAGGTGACATAAATCCATACGGTATTGTGCCTTTGACTTTTGCACATCGCTACAAACCAGTCCGCGACTGGTGGAGTGAAGGTGCCAATGACATAATCAGAGCTGATTTAAGTGTTTCAGTAGCCGCCACCGAACTAGCTCTCGCCATCCGGTTTGGGAGCATTGGAATTAAATTCATCACAGGCGTTGATGATGCTAGTAGACTTCAAATAGGTGTAGACAAAATATTATATCTCCCAGAGGGCAGCAACTTCGGAGTCACCGCACCGTCTGGCTCATTAACAGATATTATTGACGCTACCAGGTTCCTGGTAGAAGCTACATTAAACAACAATCATATTAGAATTAAGTGGGCAGACGTGAAAGGAAATGCTCCTTCGGGATTCTCATTACAGGTACAGGAAATTGAGAATTATGATGAGCGTTTAGCCAGCACAGAAGACACCTGGCGGCCATTTGAAAGACGACGCTTTATGATAGATAGGGCCATTATTGCTGCTAAAGCTAATGCTAATATCACAGAAGACTACCGCGTCGATTTCTTAGAGCCAAATTATCCGATGAATGTTGACCAGGAGATAGATTATTGGAATTGGAAATTTGACCGTGGCCTTGCTTCTCCGTCTTCCTGGTTTGACTACATGAATCCAGATGCTTCTGAAGAAGATAGGTCCAAGTGGGAAAAGGAAAGGGAAGAACAAGTCCAACCATCACAAAACAGGTTGCTGCAAAGACTACAGGGTAGGTAGTGCCCTTAGAATCTACTATTGATTCAGCGTTTGCTGATTACATTGATCAGTTTGAAGTATCGCTGGATGACTTCCTGGCCGATGTAGGCGAACTGGAAGAAGAAGGTTTTGACTTAGAAGAAGTCCTTGCCGCCCTTGCTGCTTTAAGCATGGTTGATTACTGGCTCACTACACTCAATATGGAGAGTGCTGTAAATGCTTATATATCAAGACTTGGGGCAATATTGGATGACATGGTTGCCTTCGCGCCAATGACTGAGGGCCAACTAGCGGCCTTAGAATTTATACAGCGTGAAGCATTGGAGAGTTTTACAGTCCAATTTGGTGAACGTATTAGACTGGCCACATCCCAGGGTTTGTCATCTGGCAGATCAATAAATGAAATTAGGTCCATGATCCTGCGCGACCCGTTGACTCAATCCAAGAACATTGAAACTTTTATAACATCGGGCATGGCCAAGTTCAACCGCAGTGTCGTAGGGGTGATGGCAGATAATGCACCGGACAGTGAGTTATACCAATATATCGGGCCATTAGATGGAAAGACGCGCCCAATATGTAGAGTAATGCTGGCGAGTCCAGATTTGACTTTAAGAGAAATCGACCAACAGTATCCCGGTGCTTTCGATGAAGGCGGTGGCCCAAATTGTAGACATCATTGGGGCAAAGCATTTGATCAAAAACAGAGTGACAAAAATAGAAAAGACGCAAGTAGCTGGTATGAAGATCAGAAAGAAAAAGAGAATTGGAAACATCCTGTCACCTTTCAAACTTATTATGATAGCAGATGATAGTTCCCGACTTTAAAAAAATAGTCAAGTTTGACAGTGAATTCTTTAAAAAACTTGGCAAAAGAACAGTAGCGCAGCATCGCAGTGCAGTCCAGAAGGATGGCATAAACGCGCGTACGAATAATACTTTTGTTCAGTACACAGATGATTATAAAAGACGCAAGTCACAGGGAAAAGCTGTTAAAAAGGGTCAGTCACAGAGATCTACCCAGGTAAATCCACCGAATTTGACCTTAACTGGGCAAATGATGGACTCTTTTAAATTTATTAATGCATCGGAACTAGGTTTTATATATGGAATTACAGATTCCAGGCAAGCACAAAAATTAACCGGTAATCAAACCGGTCATTATGGTGGTAATACTAATACCAGGAAAAAAAGAATTGTTTCCGATGAGGAAAACCCCTTGCCAATCAAGGTAAAAGATAAAGTAGGTGCTGCAATCGCAGAAAAGATTGCGCAAAACTTTAAAGATGTTTTTACGCGTAAGGGTTACGTCGTAAACATCATAAGGATGTGAGGATATTATGTCGAATGAACAGGATCAAGGTATGGTCGAGCAGAAGGCTCAAGAACCGATTGCAGTGAAGCAGCAAGAAGAGAAAAGTGTGGAATCGCCCGATTACGGATCTCTTATAGCGGAAAGCAAGAAATATAGAACCAGGGCGCAGGAATCTGAATCTGAAGTAGTAAAACTACAAGATCAGCTTAAAACGATTAAGGACCAGCAACTTGTTGAAAAAGAGGATTACAGAACTCTTTTTGAAGATCAAAAAAAAGAAACTGCTGCATTAAAAGCAAAAGTCGAATACGGCGAAGTCCTGGAAAATTCGTTGCGAGCTGACGCTTTGGAGTCAGTACCTGAAGAAGATCGCGAATTCGCAGAAGATATGTCTACGGACAAACTTCTCAAGTTTTCTAAGCGATATAATTTAAAAGATGTTCGGACCGATGAAAGCGTTGCGAAAAATTCAACAACGGGAGGTTATTCTTCTGCCCTTGAGT